ACTCGTCATCTGCTTTGCATAAAAAGCATCTGTTTCACTATGCATACTAAAGGTATTCTCACCCGTTTTCCCCTCTTTTTTGAGCAGTATAGAGCGTTCTATCTGCGCATGCAGCATATCTTTGAAGTATTCTGTGTCTATCACATAGAGTTTTAGCCCTGTTTTGATAGTCTCCCCGTTGATGTCTCGCTCAACGTTGCTCACTTTCCATGGAGAGTCCGGTTTACCTGATGCCCCTTTTATTGGCACAGCTACATCAGAGTTCATCGCACAAAACTCATACACTTCATCCTTTTTAAAGCCAGAATCGACTGCAGCCATAGTTATGGCATATATGCTTCCGTTCTCACCGCTGTAATGTGTACGCATAATCTCCTCAAGCTCAGCCCAGCTCTCAGCACGGCCATATCTCACTGTATGTTTGCCGGCACCATACTGAAGTGCTACGACCTTGTACCAAAAGTGATCGAGCTGCACATCTATTGCCATCACAAGAGCTGCTGTGTCATTTGGAACAACACCTGGTGCAATCTCATTTTTAAGCAGCATAAAGTCATCACTTGAAGTACTCTCAAACTTCTCTTCAAAAGGAAGTGCAAAGCGTGTATTGTATATGCGTCGCATAAGTGAAGTATCGCCGTTTATTTCGGCTTTTTTCGCTTTGAGGTACTCTCGAACTATGTGAACCCAACTTACCCAACCTAATGGCGCATAGAAGCTATTGAGCTTATATCCTCGATGATGATGTCCTGGATTATTCGCGATCCACTTCGCGCCCTCTTCTTCGCTCATCATTTGAGTTTTTTGGTACTCATCAATCAACCCTACGCAATGTTCACACTTGTAACGAACATCGCTTAAGAGCTCATAGTTCTCTTCGTCATACTCAAACACAAACTGTAAATCATCTTCATTAAAATCAAATGTTATCATCTCGCCACAGTGTGGACACGGCATGTAATATTCTCTCTGATCAGAGTCCTGGTACTCTCTGTCAATAACTCCATTTTTATTTTTTGGAGTGGAGTTGATATAGATTTTTCTATTTGGAAATGCATCGGCACGGTTACGACCAAGGTCAACAGGACTACCTTCACCCTCTACATCTTCAGGGAAACGCTCAACATCATCGAGTATGACAAGGCGTGCCGAAAACGATGCGAACGATGCAGCAGAGTTGGACCATCCAAGAGAGAACATACCACCGTCAAACTCTTTTTCAAAGCTCCCACCGGCATCATCTTTCGTTTTTGCATCTTTAACTTTACGCATCACGGATGGAATAGATTTGATAGACGGCGTGAGCTTCGCTTTGGAGTGCTTAGAAGCGAGTTTCTCTGTCGGCATAATCATCTGTATCGGACAAGGATACAAATCCATATAGCAAAGAATTGCATTGTTTGCCAGTTCAGTGTTATGTGTCGGTATAAAATGCTCAGTAGCTAAAAAAAGATGTGAAGGAGAATCAACCTCTATACACTGCACTGCAGTACTTGGTACTTCTACAATATCAACTATCCGTCTTCTGTAGCTCACATAGCTTCTACTGCTATTTTCTTTTAGTTTTGACAATTTTCTCTCAAGAGTAGCGACTGCATCACCTTTATATGCTCTAAAACGAAGCCTGTATATCGTTTTATGAGACGCATAATTTGTATCTCTTGTGGATATTTCGAGAAATACTTTAAATCCTAACGACTCAATAAGCATACGTACATCATCTGCAAGTCTTTTGTTAGAACTGTCATAGCCACATCGACCTTTTTTTGCATCAATATATCCATCAGTATCCATTAATCCCTGTAAAAGCGCCATTCGCTGTTCTATCGATGCAAAAAGATACTCTTTTGGGATATGTTTACATTTTGTCACATTTAAAGCCTGAAGCATCTCGAAAAGTTTACTATTTGGCAAGATAGGGTCTAATTTTCCTTGTTTTTGTTGCCTTTTGCAGGTTTTGCAGCCACCATCTGCGTACACATTGTTTACTCGACTGTGACCTCGTAAACACATATCACCATTACCAGTACCAAATTTTACTACCCAAAGATGCTGATCCAATCGCTTTTTCACACGATAAGGTATTTTTGCTTCATCAAACTTCTCAAGTATAAATGGAGCATCGACATCATAAAGACCTATCTCATTTCCTTTTTGCTTTCCATCACCAAGCCATATACCAAGGAAATAAGGGTCAACCGGTAGATCTGCCTTAGGCATTACTACAGCTTTTGCATTGTTGATCGAATAGCGTTTTTTTCCTTTATATTCAAAATCTGCAAACATAGCTTGCGTTGTTGTAACTATACTTTTTTGAAATCTTTTTGAAAACTGCGTATCACTGAAACGATTTACTTTCCACTTGTGATCTGCATCTGTAATAACGCTAACTCCATCATCAAATATAATACGAAAGCACTTATGATTTGTATAAATAGGTGATTTGTATGTAACATTACATTCCAATCCGTTCTCGTCAAACACAACATCACCTACCTGCAACTCACTCATAGTGACAAAATCTTTTGGGGTTGGTATTTTTGTATCTAATTTAAGACAAAATCCAAGCTGAGTCGCTTTTATAACCTTCACTTCCTGGACAGGACTTTGTGGAGAAAGAGCCTCCATGATTTCTTTAAGATAAGGAGTCCTGCTAGTTCTCCATCTTCCAGGCTCTGCACTGCTTTTTGATGGAAGAATCCTTTTTTTATCAGACCATTCAGCGATACTCATCAAAGGATCTGGTTTAATTCCAAGTTTAAAAGCACTTACATACGGCATTTTACTCATGACTCAAACTCTCCAAAGCACTGTTAATTTCCAAAGTAAGCTTATTTTGAATAGAAAACTGATCATTATCTGCTGCTAAAATCGGCGCAAGACGAGCAGGAAGTGCCAAAAAGGCATCTCGAACACCTTTTGCCATCTCAAAGGCTTCTCGCTGTACCTCTTCGATGCTGATGAGCTCCTTACTCATCTTTTTAAACTCAAGCTCTGCTTTTCTTCCAAGCCAGTACTCTTTCTCAGCTTTTGCAGCAGCTTGAGTAACACCTCCTGGAATACTTGACTCCCAAATATCCTCATCTTCACTTGCACCTGCTGCCAATGCTTCTTTTTTAGCAGCTTCTGCTTCATCTTTAAGTTTTTGCGCTGCTTGTTTTTCAGCATCGATCTCTTGAGGTGTCATATCTGCAGCGGACTTATATGTGCCGGCTATATCAAGAAGCGTACTGCTCTCCTTTTTTCGTTTCTGCTCATTGGCTATTCTCTGCGCATCGCGTGTAGGATCCTTTGAATCTTCAATCGCTTGAAGTACTTCCCCATATTTAAAAAACTTCTTTGGTGAATCAGGCTTATTGTGATATGGAATTTTTCCATCTTTGACCATTTGTGAAAAGTATGATTTCGAATATTTAATACCGGCTTCATTCTCAAGCATTTTCAAACATCTAGTAGCAGTAATGAGATCTAACATCTAAAACTCCAATCCTCTGCAAACACCTAAAGTAAGAAGTTTACAGAACATTTTAAAATAAAAAGTGAAGCAAGTTGAAACCCAAAAAACCACACGGTTTCTGCGAGTGCATAGCCCCGTAGAGCTCTCTTCTTGTAGAAGGACCCACATCATTTTACTTTCCCTATGTAGTAGTTGAAGTTTCTCTCAAAGATTGTGCCTGCTTTTTCATCGACAAGCTTTTGCATCTCTGATACTCCTACTTTGTCAAACATCTTTGCCGGTCCAGTTGTGTTAAGTCTTATTATTGTATCTTCACCTTTCTCTTTAGCCTTGCCTTTTGTAGCTTTAACACCAACAAGTCTTTGAAATATGCCAATGTTTCCACTCTTGTCTTTCATAATAAATGCATGTCTTAGGCGATGAACTCCAGCTTGTTTTAGCACTTTAATTCGCACTGGTTTTTTTTTGGATCTTCTTCCCATATTCGGTGTTTTTTCCCCATAAAGAAAATGAAACAAAGATACTTCACGGCTTCTTACACTGAGTTTTGCCTCCAAGTAATTGCCGCTTGCTTTTCTCACATTGATGTAGTTATTAAGTTTCTTAGCTTTGATGTTGTAGCGTTCTCGTACTTTTTTACTTGCCGCTGTTTTGCTTTGAGACATAAGCTCGTTTATCGTTCTTCTTATTGCTTTATTAGCCACATCAGGTCTCAACACTGCAAGAGCTTCATCAATACCTTCAAGCTTAACTTCAACTATCATCACGCAACCTCCAAAAATTCTATTTTTTGATCTCTTAAAAACTCAAGATACTTTCCATGTGGTATGCCAAAGTATTTGCCGTCTGATGTTTTTAAGCTCTCATTGTCGTAGTATCCTTCAAAAACTCCCAACTCACTTATGACTTTTATCTTTTTAGGAAGAAATGCTAAGTACATTTCACCGTCTATAAACTTTTTAAAACCCTGTATTTTCTCATTGTTATGAACTTTCACAGACTTCACATACTCTTTATAAGCCTTTACAAGCACTTTTATATTTAAAAACTCTTTGACTTTTATATAGCTCTTATAAGCTTCATCTTTTTTACCTGCATACTTACCTGCTATAAATCTCAATTCACTATAGTAAGTATTAAACTCTCCATCAGTTGCAAATTCTGTTTTATTTTCATCGCCGCCCCCAACAACAATACAAGTATTAAGAGCTTTGTTCGGTTGCCGTTCGGCTGTCGTTTTGCCTACCTCTTGAAACTCCGTAATATTGGGCTTTGTAGCGTTTGTTTTCGTTCGGCAATCGTTCGGCTGTCGTTCGGGCGTGTTTTTTGCATAGCTATAATGTCGCTTGTTTCTGAGTTCCCAATGAGATATAAACAGCTCACACTCTTTGTGAAATTCATCAACCCAAGCATAAGCAGTGCTTTTGCTTACTTCCCAGCTCTTTGCATAAAAGCCGTATGAGTTATCTTCGTTGCACTCCATGTCATTGAAGTACTCCATAAATGCCCGTGCCTTTTTTCGTTTGCCTGTCGATTTTAACTGCTCTACATAATCAGTAGGCATAAGTGCATAATTCATTCTCATATCAGTGTCATCTCTATTTTAGGTTCAATATTGTCTCTATATTCAACTTCCACAACACGTGCACTCTTCTTCGGTGTTATCTCTCTTTGGACTTTAAAGTCATTTAAGAGCCGTATAGCGCCGTAATTGTCTTTTGTGAGCATAAACTCTCTCATATGTACATTATCCATATCTAGCGTTCCTGTGTGCTTATTATGGTATATCTTATCTATCTGATACACAGTTCTTGCAGCATCCACAAACGCTCCCGCTCCACGTGCACTGCTTTTCATGCTGTCTTCACCGTTTTTCTTTGAGTGATGCAGAAAAACTATGCAGATATTTTCTTCTCTTGCCCAGTCCATAAACGGCTGCATAAATGCCCTTGCCTGAGAGTTGTCATTCTCATCGCCGCCATAGAAAGCCAAAAGCGGGTCAAGTATGATAAGGTCATGCCCTGCAAGATTTTTACGGAGTTTGTAGAAGTTAGATTGGTTAAACTGCTTGTTTTTCATCATCTGCATCGGAGGGCGGTCGGTAACTCTTAGGTTACGCAAAGCATTAAAAGGGGTGTGTAATATCTCACGACATATGGAAGCGGCTCTTTGCTTAGACTCATAAACCGGGTCTTCACTCAGCCATGCCAGCGTTTTGTGTCCAGTGCCGGCTGTGTGTCTAAGAGCCATTTGCAATGCTGTCCAGCTCTTGCCCGTTCCACCAGGTGCAACGACCAAACTTACAGTTCCGCGAGGAAGTGGCAGCCACTCTTTAAGTATGAACTCTGTCTTACCATCAGGTGCATCTACGAGCGAGATTATCTCAAACTCATCAGCAGAGAGATTCATATCTATGATGTTCTTTGTCATCGTCTCTGCATAGTTTATAGCCTCTGTAACCTCTTCAAACTCTCCATTGACAAGATGAATACCTAAGTTATGGAGTGCACGGAACTGTGAGAGCTTCTTTAGCTCCTCGATATATGGCTCAATCTGATGTATAGGGGTTGCCATAAGTACATCCAAAAGCACTACTTCGTCAAATGTGTTGGCTGCAAGCATACGCCCTTTGATGAACTCTTCATCTATCGGTTTGCCGGCAGCTTCAAGCTCCATGATTGTTTTAAAGATGTTGGCATAAGCAGGAAGGTAGAAGTCTTCATAGCGGAGTGAGTGGCCGTAACGCTCTATGAGCTCTGGCTGAAATATGAGTGAGGAGAGTACTACTTTTTCAAATGCAGTGTTAAAATACTTCACATTATTCATCTTCACCACCTCGTGGGTGTTCCATGTTTAAGTAGTACTTTTTAAATTTACCGCCATTTGGAGAGGGAATTTCCTCTGAGTGTATCTGCCATCCTTGACGGCGAAGCTCACTGATCTTGTTGCGAAGGTTCAGCTCACCCCAAAGCTCTACGGCTTGGTATGCAGTGATACTTTTGCCCTCTTTGAGATGTTCGAGGACGACTTGTACCATACTACGATGTTTTGATGTTCTTAATGCTCTTGACATATCATTTCCTATAATAGTTGAGCCTTTATAGTGCCTGCTAACCCTCAAAGCTTATAGGAAGTTACTCAAATACAGCTAACAGACACAATAAAAGGTATTTTAACAAGCACAAAAACATCTATGGTATAATCACAGTTCGCCTTTGTGCGACTATAAACGGGTAAGCGGTTCACTCGCCAAAGTTTCGCCGCTTATCCACTCTAAAAACCAATTCCGAAGAAAAGGCTTTATAAAATGGATACAAACTCGAAAGAACTCACAAAACAAGAAATAGCACTAGAACTAGTAAAAGCTATACCTCTTGAGAAAACAAATAGACAAGGTATTGAAGCTAATGCAAAAAATATTGCAAAAGCATACAATGAGATATTAAAAATCATTACTACCGACCGAGACATTTAGTAGTAATATCAAATGAAGCCATAATTATATTTACAATTACTCTGGCTTCATCATAATCATCTATCTTTTTTACAATCTTCGTAGCTTTTTTTATCGTTTTTATTTTTTTATTTTTTTCACTCACTTTACTTCTCCCGTAGCCAAATGCAGCACCATATCTTTTAGCTGTGCATTTGCTTTTTGTGCCTCTTCGATCTCTTTGAGTATCGCTTTTTGTTCCTCTGGTGTTATCACTTTGTCGGCTATGGACTCTTTCACAACACGAAAAACATCAGAGTTTTCCATATTTGCTATATCTACAAGAAGGTTGATGTCGGCAACATCTGCTTTTGCTTTTTGTTTTGGTATAACTACCATATCAAACTCTCTTGCTATAGCATCAAGTATGATTTTTCTATCATCACCAAGCTCATCGA